AGTATAATCTTCAAGTAATGCTGGATCGTAAAAACCAGTCTCTACATTGCGCTTTACGAGTTTATATAGTGGCCATGGTTCAAACTGCCCATAAACCATTTTGCGTAGGTGATAGTTAATAAGTCTGCCAGCAACATACTGATATCCCGGAGTTTCTTCACTGATTAGATCTGCTGTACTCTTTATAAGTGTTTCTTGTATAGTGCTGGTTTCAATACCATCAAAAAATTGTAAATGACTGCGGATTTCTACTTCACTTGCACTAACGCCTGTAATACCGTTACATGCATAAAATACAACTTTGTGTAACTTTTCTAGGTCTAAAGGTTCTTTACGACCATTCCTTTTTGTTACTTGAATTTGACTCATTTCCTACTAGTTCCTCTAGAGTTACTCTTGCTTTTAAATTTAATTCTTTAAGTTCGATGTTAGTATTTACGACAACTCCGAGATCGTAATTAAGTACATATTTTCCTTCGCACAACCATGCTAAATTATATTCCTTACTGTGGTTTTTGTCTGAGTAGCATCTAAGCTCACCGGACAACTCATGCCTACTATATCTTAAAGTATATAACATTCCTAGTGCTCTTGCAATATCATCGTAATGATTTTCCACAATTAATTCCCAGGGATCAGGCCATTCCTCAGGAAAATCAAAATGATAGTATCTATTACTAATAGGAGCAGTGTGATACAATTTATTAGTAGCACAAACTGCCTCATATTCAGACATAATGTCCAGGGATTGGCGAAATTTAAACCAGTCTAGAATCCTAGACTGGGGATCTGCATACCACATATATTATTATCTTATTATTCTTGTAGTGAGGTACACTGTACCTGTTGTTTGGTTATCAGTTGTATAATTTAATGTTGTTACATTAGCAGCATTGGATAAAGCAAATGTTACGCCTACATCACCATTATTTTCGTTAAAATCATCATCAAGTACTTGTGCTGAACTATCATGTGTAATAGTAAGTTTGCCCTGTCTAAACTTGCTGTTTCTGCTTATGTAATAGTCTATTTCAATTGCATAATAGTCACCATTGTCAGCAAATGTTACACCAGTGCTTGCTGTAGTATTATTAGCAAGTGTTATGTTGGCTTGAGTGCGTCTAATATGTGAACCTACCTGTAGGGTATCGTCTTCGGTAGCGATGTTTCTAGCACCATGATCTATTTTTCTAGTTGTGCTAGTTACATCAACGTCTGGTCTGTCAAAACTATCACCAAAACTGTAACAGCCTTGGCCTGCAAAAAGTATTACATCATGATTAGGGTTGCCGCTGCCAAGTCCATTGTTGCCACAATCCTTAAAGATGTTATTGCTACTAACAAATCCTCTAATAGTGCTGTAAATGTGAATAGCATTGTTGTAGATGTCATCAAAAAGAGTGTTGATAACCTTCATGCTTTTAGGACCAATAATACTTGGAGCACTGCCTGTTATTGTTTCGCCAATCTTCATACCTTTGAAGGCTGTAACCATTTTACAACCATCAAACAATACATTCTTCATATCGTCATCTGCTATCACAATAAAACTTTGCCCTTGTAGTGTACAGTTTCTAAATGTTACAAACTCTGTTTGATAACTTGCACTGCTTGTAAGTCTAACACAGGCCTTTTGATTGCCCACTGTAATAGGTGCAGTGGTTTTGTTAGCTTGAAATACACAATTTATAAAATGAACATTACTTGCTTGATCTACTTTAAAAACATCAATATCATTGTCTGCTTTAAAGGTAATACCTTCTACAGTAATAAAACTTGGACGTGTAGCACTACTTGATCCTACACTTGCATCAATTTGCTGTAAACTATCTGCAAACTGTGCTACTGGCCCTGTTGAGTCATTGCTACGAATAATTGTACTGTCAGGTCCTTCGCCAACTAGTTTGGCATAAGTTGGGATTTTAATTTCGTTGCTTACTAGATAATCACCACCTGGGAAATACAGTGCTCTGCGTATTCTTTTTTCTGTTTCTCTAGAGAAAAGTTCATAAAGTGCACGGTTAATAGCCGCAGTATCATCTGTTGCGCCGTCACCTACTGCACCAAAATCTCTTACATTCGCAAAGTCATCAAGTTTATTTTGTAGTGTTCTAGTAATAGGAGTAAGTGCACTAACACCTGTTTGGGCACTAAATCCAATTTGAACATCACTGTATGTATAGGTATCAGCAAGTGCTAGAACATCACTACGACTTGTTAGGATTTCTAAATTTTCTGTAGTTGGAGCATCACTGCCACCGTTGCCAATATAAACCTGACGTGTGTCCACAGCCAAACCTATCTCACCTCTTGCGAGTTGAGGTAAGTTTTCATAGACACCACTGCGGTGTTGTATTCTGGAAATTTGTACTACAGCCACGGCTAAACTCCTAATATATGTTATTTATTAGTTTGCGCCGTAGTATTCGCCTACTCGTGTCCACCATTGACGTTTGTAGTCTTGAAAGGTTTCTCCTTCTATAACCCAGGTTTGGAATTGGAAATCTTTGCTACACATTAGTATAACGCCTTGCTCAATATCAGTTCCATATACTTCATTGTGAGCATCAGCATATGCACATAACTGCATAAAGTAATCACTTATCCATTCAGTCTTTTTGGGCTTGTTTGTTTGCTTGAAGTCAATGATTGCAGGTTTGCCGTTGTAAACGCCTAAACAGTCCGTAGTGCCAGCATATACTTGTGGAAAGTAAAGTGGGACTTCTGTGCCCCAAAATTCATCAGCATTGCATAAGCCTTGTTCCACAATAATGTTGGCCATCTTGTAACTTTGCTGACTATATGGATTACTACCGGGTTCACTTATGTTATCTTCTTTAACATACTGCTCCAAATAGGCATGCATACGAGTGCCTCTGCCTGCTGCTTCTTTAGTAATTTCAGCAGCCTTTGTTTCACCTACTCGCTTTTTCCACTCACGCAGAGCTTGCTTTGCTTGTTCTGGTTTTGTTTTATCTAGTATTGTTGTAACACTGGGCACTGCTAAACCGTCAGGCGTAGTGTACAATCTTTGGCCGTCTACGCTTTTACGCTTTAAACTACCATAAGCAAATTGTTCTGTTATCATACTAAATTATAGCATTTACCAGGTTAGATACCAATAAAAATATGTGCCGCTTGTGCTTTTACGAGCAATAGTATAGCCTTTGCCTTCAAAGTGTGCAATAACTTCGTTCATTTGCTCTGTAGCAACTGCATCTGTGATAGTGCCCTGCCAGGCTTTGTAGTAGTTTATACCTGCTGCGTCGTTGTCTGTCATTGGGCTACCAGTAATAGTAGACCCCTGTATTGTTACTGTGCTAGTATTACTGATGGTTGCACTAAACGCATTGCTTGCTATAGCATTCAAAACTGCAATTTCCATAATAGCAATCTGTTGTGCTATTGTATTGTTGTTTTGTGAACGCTCACGAGCTTGTGCACCTGTAGGTAAATATGCCACTATCAGTCCCCTTTAGCACGCTTTGTAGCAACGGCATACATTACGCTTTCAGCATCTTTGCCATAGCGTTTTTCAAAGTCGCCCTTATGCTTTTTTAATTTTTTTACATTGGCTTCGCGGCTACGCTTTTCACCACCTGTAAGTTTGCGTTCGCTAATGTCTGATTCACCAACATAGCGCCAGTTATAAGTGCCATAGCCCATATAGCTACCTTTTTCATAGCCAGCAAGCTCCATTGCTTCGTTGCCATCAATGCCGTTTTCTTCTGCCCACTTCATAATGTAGTATGAACGCTGGCTTCCTGGAACTCTTGCAAATTTTGCTACAATCTTGGGATCTGCTTTTGCTTCAGCAATGCCTGCAAGTTTTGCTAGACTCTCTGGTGATTGCCAGTAGTCGAATTCTTCTTGAGACATCCTTTCTTCCCTTGCTGGTTTCTTCTTCTTTTCCATACTACTATGGCCAAAAGTTTTGTGCACTAAATCGTCTAGTGCAACATGGAATTCATCTTCCTCTTCTTTGGAAGCGCCTTGATCTTTGCCTTCTATCATTGTGTCATCCAATCCAAGAGCTTTACTTAGTTCCCAACCGCCACCTATTCTTCTATCTATATAAGGCTTCAACATTCTAGCCAAACCCTCTAAAGACATAGCTCCCGCTCTTCGGTCCATATCATCTTCGTCGTATGCGTTGTACTTAATGCCTTCTTTTTTAATAATGTAACCAGGAAATCTTCTTTTCTTACCGAATTCTCCACCTGTTGCAACCCAGTTTAAGTCATCTTTAGGGACTCTTGCTTCATCAAGCTCAACTTCTTCCTCGTTCATTCTCTTATTCATAGCACGTTTTGCCATGTTGTCTACCACTTCTTCAGGAGGAATGTCGCCCTGTGGTTCGCCTAGTGTTTCGCCGTCAGCTTCGTCGCCTTGTCCTACAAATATGATTTCCTCATCATTGAATGTTTGTATAACATTCTTAAGTTCTGGATGAGCATTGTAGTATGCTTTTAAGCCAGCGTAGGAAATAGGCAGTCCAGCATTGCGTAACTGCATTAGGAAAAATGGAATACTGGTTTTAGCAACCTCATTATCTGCATCCATATCCTTACGCATAAGTTCTGCAACGCTCATTATAATGGCTGCGGGATTTTCGTCTGCTTCTTTTAGATAGTCTGCAAACAGTTTAGCCACGGCGTTCTCTGCCTAGCTCTTCGTCACCTGCTTGTGCGGCATCAGCAGCACCAAAGTCTTCTTCAGCTGGCTGTTCCATGTCCATGTCAGTTGTTGGTTCCATTGCTGGTTCCTCTTCTGGACCCATCATTGCTGGTGGTGCTTCGCCTTGTAGGATTCTACTTGCTTGGTCAGCAGCGTCGCGACTTGCTCTCATATTTTCAAGTGCGCTAACTACTACCTGTTCCATTGCAACTTTAAATTGGTCTGCAACGTCGGTACCCATCTCGTCTCTAATAGCATCTGTAAGAGGACCTAATTGTTCGTTTTGCATCTCGCCTAGATCTTCTACCATAGCCTGGATCTTGTCTACCATGTCTTTAGCAGCAAGCACTAGTTCTGAATTTTCAAGTGTGCCTTCAGTAACAACTGATTCTTCTAATTCTAGTGCACTGATCCAGTTGCTGCCATTAGCATTATGACCGTCATGTTTGCAGTCACAACCTGGCTTTGGATTATCAAATTCACAACCACAATCTTTACAAACCTTACCATGCACGCCATGGCCTTCTGCAATAAACTTGTCAATAGCTTCTAAGAAGAGTTTGTTTTGCAAATAACTTCTGTTATTGCCAATCTTAGCACCTAGTTTCTTTTCAATATGTGCTAGTTTGCCTGCAAAAGATTCACGTAACTTTACCGCCTTGTCGTGATTCAATTTGTCTAAATCAAGTGTGTAGCCAAATGTCTTGCCTGCAATTTGTGCTACCTTCTTAGCATTGGGAGCCGGAATAAGGTCGTCTAAATTCATTGTAATTTCCTCAACTATTATTGTATTTATGCTATTTTTACGGATTTCAAAGTTAGATCCAGCTCTCGTTTTGTGGACATGAGTTTAGGCTTGAGATCTGATAATCTATTAAATAGATTTATTTTTTTAATTTTGTCTTTTGTGTTCTTTACACCATTGCTGTACCAGAAATAATCTTCATAAAGTTTGCCTAAATTACTGTCAAGCCGTTGTATTTTACTAGCCAGGCTGGAATTTTTATTTTCTAAACAAACTGCATATGCTACAGCAGACTTTTTTCTAAAGAAATACTCAGCATTATCTAAAACAAAAAAGTCACCTTCTTGTTTTATTGTTTTATTATTAACAAAGATCTTATCTGATTTTTGTAATATTTTTAATGTTGTATTGTTTTCGATTATTTTATTAAGGTTTTGACTTAGAGCTTCTTTGGTATGTAATTTGATCATTGATTCTTTTCCTTAATAGCAAATCTCGGTTTACAAGTCTGTTTGCTATCTCTGCTTCACGTTCTGATAACTTCTTTTTATACAAAACACCATTTGCGTCTACATGGTGCAACAAATCTTGCTCTTCATTTGTTATATAGGTACTTGGTCCCTTGGAAAATTCTAAAAATCTCATATCAACCCCTCTCTGGAGTTCCTATGATTCTAGGCGTGCCCTGTATGTCAACAATACTGCCAGGTGGTAGACTACGATCTTTTTCTGCTGGGCTTTTAGGCTGTCTAAATACTAGACCCTGTGGACTAAATTCTAATACCCAGCCTGTTACATCAATTTTAATAGGTTGGTCTCCACCCTGCGGCACTGCGGTTAACACATTGCCTTCATAATTAATCACTTGGTAAGGGGATTCGTTGATAACAACATTACTGCCCTTTTTTAGTTTGGGAGTTAAAACTTCTAAAATTTTCATCTGCTACTCCTATTAAGGGCTGCTACTCTCTTACTAGCAGGATTAACCTTTTTGGTCCTTTTAGACTTTCTGATCATCTTGCTACCTAAACGCATTTTAGTCATCTTTAACTTAATACGCTTTTGTATGTCAGGTGCAGCAAAACACTGAGCAGGTTTAGCAACAATACGCCCTTTGCGTCTGCCACTAGAACAACGGAACTTACGGACAACTGTATTGCCACGCTTTGCCCACGCCATAGCTTCTGTAATTTCGCTCGTTAACATATATGTATTTATGAGTTTTATTAAAGGACTTTTAAAAGTAAAACGCCTACTGCCGCAGCAAGTGCAGCAATAATACCTGCACCCCAAGCCATTACTTGCTTGTTGCGTCCTTCTTCCATTTTGCTAATACTAGTAGCGATGTGAGTTAGTGTCTTGTCTTGTTTGTCAAGACGAAGATTTACTGCATCGAGTTTATCGTGCAATGCTTTATACCTTTCAGAGCACAACTCTACGTGTGCTTCTAAACTTTCTTTTTCAATGTCTGCCATTGATTACGGTCTCACCAACTCCTTTGGGTGATGCTTGATTGTATGCCTATTTTTTTGCCTATAATGAGCCTAGTTGTGCCTAATGCATCATACATATTTAGTTACCGCCTAGTCTCACATATTAATAGCACATTTTGTAGTTTAGGGGATATACTAAACACAGGTGGTTGTAGTACTGCATTTTCTGTTAATCCAGTTATAACAGGCACATTTTCAAACGCATTAAGTAAATTTTTACCGTCAAATTTTTCATGTAAATCAAAAACACCTTCACGCTCTATACCAAAACGCCACAACCACACATTTAAATCTGCAAGCATTTCCTGAGTAAAGTCATGGACCTCGCCCCATACCGTGCCTGTGTCTTTAAACCGTCTATGTACTTTACCCCACTTGTAACTAGAAGGAGGCCCTATTCCAAAAGGCTGTGTTAGCATACCTATTACTTGCTGAACAGTTTCGAAATTACGTTGTTGATTTCTTAATAGTCCGGTGCCTCTGGTATGTCCAGTTTCTGTAATGTCAACCAGTGTGAGCAGGTGCCATATTTCTTCATACTGTAACGGCATTGTGTAGTGGATCCTTGTCTCTTAAATATACACCTAGCTCGATTAACTGTGCCTGGCCTTTGCATTCTATACAATCAACACTATTATACGACATAAACTTAAGACATTTCAATCTGTTTGTGCCCATATACACGCCCCATATCATACCATCTTCATTTACTTGGGGAGGATTTATATGCGTCCACATTTCGTGTGAACCTTTGCGTTTGTAGAAACTTGTGTTCCACCAGTCTAGTGTACATTTATAATATAGTAATGGATACCACAAACCGTCATCCATTATGCGTGGCAAATCTCGCCAGTACCAACGGTTATCTGCATGCCAACTCATTGGACTTAGTTTATCGATATCTACTTTATGTATGCCAGGATGATCCTGCCATACGCTTGAACAATGTCTCATATTATTATGTATGTAGAATAAAAAAGGGCGATGTAAAAACACCGCCCTTTTAACAGTTTATTTTTAAACCTTAGAGAAGGTTGTCAAAGTATGCAACAACTGCCGCTGTTACACCTGTTGTGCCTTCACCGAAGTCTGAACCTGCTGCTGGAGCAGGACCTTCTGAAAGTACATAAACAACATCACTAACACCAGCGTTAAAGCCACCTGCTGTGTCGTCACCGATACCGATAACTGTTGCTGTCTTCTGAATGAACTGGATTGCTGCGTCGAGCTCGTCCTGTGTCATGTTGCTCTTTGAGAGACTTGTTAGGGCTACCTGACGGTCACCGCTATATGTTTGTGCGTTTCTTACGCCTTCACTTAAATCAGCCATTTGAACTGTTCCCTTTTATATTATACTAGCTCGAAGCCAGGATCTGTTACATCGCTGCTTGAGCAGTCGAGGTTGTTAGCGCCAGCAGCACTTAATGTACGAACTGCTGTTTGAAGTGTTGATGCTGTATAAGCACCTGCTGGGTAAATAGCAACACTAATTTGACCACTTGTGTCGCCCTCAACTTGGTAAATTTCAATGTTACCCTTAAGACCAATGTGACGTAGAATTGCTTCTACACCTTCACCTGCGTCTAATTCGTTGCGTAGATCCTCTACGTTACCTGATACATCCTTAACAATGATCTTAAAGAAGTCTAACTGTGGACCATTAAGAATTACTGTTTCGTCTGCACTAATTGCACCGCTACCGGCTTCGCCGCGGTCATTGGCTACAACGCCAAAAGCATTACCGTGAACTCTGGTAATTTCTGCCATTTCTTTCTCCATTGCCCGATCATTTCGAGCTTACTGATATTTATCACGGAAAAGTAAAAGTTTTAGTCTAGAGCTCTAGAAATTGCATATCCAGCAGCAAAACCGCCTACAGTAGCAATAGCAGTCTTTGCAGCCAAACTCATTCCTGGCTTTTCTGTGTCAGGAAGTAGTTTATTGTTTTTAATTGTTTTAGCATATGGACTAAACATATCACTGCGATATTGGCCATCTTGTCTAAATGCATTTACCATTCTAGCACTTACATTAGTACGCTCACTGCCACTAGCCGCAGTATAATCACTCATCATGCGTCTTGCCTGGTTGAGTAGACCATTTTTTATGCCTAGATTTTTTTGCATTTTATAAAAGAATGCACGGTCTTGAGCGGGCATATATTTGCCATCTTTAATATTGCGAAGGTAGCGTTTAAATCCTAGTTCGTCAAATTGTAAGCCACTTGTGCCCATTTTGTCTGCAAATCTAGTTGGATTATTAAGTATGCTTGCTAGATTGTGCAAATCAGTTGCGCCAGTTCTAACATTGTTAAAGCTCATGTAGCGTAACGTATCACTAGCATACTTCTGAGCATATGCTGGATTTTCAAAACGCATTTGTTGTAGAACTAATAAATGTTCAAAGAAACTTTCAGCAATACCTTGATCACTACGGCCTACTGTGTCGCGAGGAGATCTAATATACTTTGCTTCTGTTAATTCTTCTTTTAAAAATTCAAACATTTACCATTCCTTGGCAAGCATAAAGTTAGCACGGTTAAATTCCAATCTATCGTTGAATTTAACTGCACCACCTTCATGGCCTATTGCCACATAGCCTTCAGGATTAGTAACCTTATAACCAGTATCAGTTTTAAGGAAAGTACCAATACCCTCTACCGTATTTAGTTTGCTTATTAGGGATAGTTTAGCACCAATTAATTGTCTATAAATGTCAAGCATACTAACAAGTGTACTGAAGTTATCTTTAACAAAGTCGTTCATGGCATTTATCTTTTCCATGCGACGTTGGCCTGCTGGTGAATCTGCGCCACCTTTTAGTTTCTCTACTTCTTTTTGCATACGGTCTTTATAAAATTGAAGGAATCCATTTATAAATGCTTTAGGATCGCCTACCATTTCACCGCTACGCACTCGGCTGTTCATAAAAATATTAAGCATAGCACTTATGTCAGGTTCATTTAAGAACTTGTCAAAAGTAGCAGGATCTGTCTTTTTAAGTTGGTTGCTAATACCCTGTACCTTGGCTAGCATTTCCTTATTTTCAGCATCAGTTAGTGTGGCTGTGCCAGTATAATCTTTGTAGTAAGCATCCTCAACCCAAACATCTGAGCTGCCTTTTAAACTGCTTACATCAGCACCAAACTCTGCCTGCATGTCTGCTACACTAGGGCCTGAGTATGTTGTATGGAATACTACACCTAGTTTAGCACGTTTAATACGATTTGCTAAGTCTGTTCCATCTTTTACAGCATATGTAATTGTGTTAGGTCTAAAAGTAATATAACTTTCACCATCTATTTCAGATGTTTCAGGAGGCCTTAGTGGGCTAAACAATAGGTCGCCCTGTAGCACACCCTGTATGCCTAACTTTTTTAAATAGGTAAAACTTTGTCCCAGTATATCGTGTAATGCTGTACCAGCATAATACTCGTCTAAACTTGCTTTGTCTTTAACTAATTTAGGAGACTGAGCAAACACGCTCTTGGTGCCAACAAAAAACTTACCATCTGCCGGATCTGTGCCAGCAAATATAGCAGGTGCACCGTCCCATTTTACTGTTACTTTCTGCTTGCCGCCACCCTGTGCTAGCATGTCACGCACACCGTTTACATACTGTAGAGCTTTTTGTGCACCAGCATAGCCTTCATCAAACACTAGGTCTTCTAGATGAGTTAAGTGGACATTCTTGCCCTCTTTACCCTCAACAAGATACCATGCTTGAGTGAATGCTACTTCATTTATTTTCATCTGTGTCTGCTCGCTTCATGCCCACTATAAAACGCTTGGTGTCACGATTGCGAATACTGTTAATAAATCTGCGCTCAAGATCGCCGGCAGTTTCAGCGTCGTAGTTTCTATAGATTTCTTCAATAATATTAATTGCACTTTCAATAATATTCTCGCCGCGAGTTTCAATAAGATGCTGACGATCTTTCTTATGAGCTGCTAAACTGAGCTCCTGCAATATACTGCGGGTATGCTTTTTCATTCTACTACGCCTATTTTCATGTATTTATGTTAAATATTATTATAACAAAGGGAGAAGAGCAATGTCTATCACTGAGCAGAATTTTCAAGAAAGAAGCCTTTTATTTGCAAAACTTGCACAAATAGCATATCTAGACGAGAAAGGCGCCAAAGCCGCTGCAAAAGTTCTAGGATTTACAACAACAAAATTTTATAACAGAGATGGCGCACAGGCATATCGTTTTCAAAACAAAGACGATTGTGTTATTGCATGCAGAGGCACACAGCCAACAGAACTTAACGACATTAAAGCAGACTTACAGGCAATGCCAGTTGTAGCAGAGACAGTTAGCCGTGTACACCGTGGCTTCAAAGCAGAGGTAGACGAACTTTGGCCAATGGTGCTTGAAGATATTCAGAAAACAAAACAAAAACTATGGTTTTGCGGCCACAGTTTAGGTGCAGCAATGGCAACTATTATGGCTAGCCGCTGTCACTTATACGAAGGTATTCCAGCAGTAGAAGAACTATACACATATGGGTCACCTAGAGTAGGTTGGAAAAAATATGTAGATAGTTTGGCAGTTACACACCATCGCTGGGTAAACAATAACGACATTGTTACTCGTGTACCGTTGAGAATTATGGGTTATAGACACCATGGCGAGCAGCACTACTTAAACACCTGGGGTAATGTTCGTAACCCAACTGGTTTCCAGATGGTTAAGGACAGATTCCGCGGCATGTGGAGAGGTCTACTAGCAGGTAAGATTGATAACTTCGGTGACCATAGTATGGTTGAATATGTTAAACATCTTGAGAAATATGCTAGAGGAATGGAAACTCTTCAGATATAAGTTGACTTAATATTGGCATCCGTTATATTATTATAATAATGAAAATACTTATCATAGGTGATAGTTATGCGGCTGATTGGTCGGTAAAGTATAACGATGATTCAGGCTGGCCAAATCTGATAGCTAAACAACACACAGTTACAAATCTTGCACAAGCTGGCGTTGGTGAATATAAAATCCTACAACAAATTGAATCTGTTAAAAATATCAGCGACTACGATTGTGTTATTGTTAGCCACACTTCGCCATTGAGAGTTAATACAAAAAAACATCCAGTACACTATAGTGATAAACTACACCATAATGCAGACTTAATGTTAGCTGATATTGAGTATCATTACACAAGATGGTGGAATCTTCTGAATCCATTTAATACTGCATTAAGAACTGCAAGAAACTTTTTCTTTTATCATTTTGATGAACAGTATCAAAATAATATTTACAGGCTGCTCCGCAAAGAAATTAATCTTAAGATTGGCGCAGTACCTTGCGTTGTAGTAAATAATCTAAACGTAGATCCACAATTTATAACCGAAGATCATGCAATCAACTTAGTTAAAATACAAAAAAAATATCCTGGACTTATCAATCATTTGTCTACACAAGGCAACGCTTTAGTATTTGATATGGTCAGTAATAAACTTAAATCAATATGAAACAGATACCCAACTTTTTTACCCAAGAAGAATGCGAATGGTTTTTATGGTACGACTCAGTGCTTCCTAAAGAGTTAAGTCGTAACAACGGCCTTCGTTATCAAACAATGTGCCACTATGCACAGCCTTTTTTTGCTCATAAACTTGAACAACTGCAAGCGAAACTACCTGATAATGAAGTTATTACTACTGTAAATATCAATAGTGATTATGGTGCAGGTGGCGTACATAGTGATGGCTATATTGAACATGACAAAAATGACAATATAGCTACTAGTTATCTTATTCCGTTAACGCACGTAGATGAGGAATCCTATTATACACTGATTTTTGATCAAAGCAGTGACCGAGCTGTTTCGTTTAATGCTGAAACAGGTTTAGGAAATAAAGGTGTTACTACTTATAAACAAACTACTAGAGAAGAATACGGTCTAGACAACACACCATTTGACAAAACTGATTACACGTACCTTACACATTTAGACTATAATAAATTATCAGGGTTTACTGTAGACTTTATACATCATTGGACTTTGGGTACAGCAATGACTTGGCCTAGAAACCGTTTTCACGTAAGTGCAAACTTTAGTGGTAAGTATCCTCGCAGAAGTGTTTTAATATTAACGAGATATAAATGATAGAATTTGAATTTGAAACTATAGGTCCATTTTATATAAAGCGTGAAGAAATATCACCTACTGAAGTAAAATTACATTTTTACGGAAAAAATTATAGAACACACTCTGATAGTTATATCAAAATAAACACTATCAGGTATAAAGATTTAATATTATCTGAACTGTTTCAATACAGTACCATGACAACAGATAATAAAGACTATGCATATTTGACAAATGTTGATTATGTAACATTTAATGGCACTTGGCATATTAAGTTTTCAGATGACGATGTGCGCCAAATCCTAAAAAAGAAACTATTATAAATCAAAAAAATTAAATTTGTTGGCCTTGATTGCTAAATAAAAACGTCATTACTCAGTAATGACTTAGGCAAAAAACGAAAACTTTAGGCATTTAGGCAAACAAAGGCAATGAAATTACCAAAAGACGCGAAGGCTCAATTAGATAGGCTACTTGGCAGGTTTGTAAGGCACATACCAGAGGCTCCAGAGTACCACGATAGACTAGTCGAAGAACTTGAGATTATACTCAAACTTCGCTTTACTGATTATTTCCTAACAATTTGTGACGTATTAGCTCTGACCGAGGACATTACACATATGACTCGGGGTTCGGCAGGGTCTAGTCTTGTCTGTTATCTTCTAGGAATAACAGACGTTGATCCCATAAGGTGGCAAATACCGGTTGCACGTTTCTTAAATCCACTGAGGGATGATCTACCAGACGTAGACATAGACTTTCCGCATTGGCAACAGGACACTGTCATGCAACGTATCTTTGCAAATTGGCCAGAACGTTCAGCAAGAATCAGTAACTATGTGCTATACAAGGAGCGCAGTGCACGTAGAGAAGCGGCACGCCGTCTAGGTGCGTCTGGTAGACTTCCTCGCAATTTTCGTTATGAAGATTTAGACATTGACAAGGAAGAGGCCATGAGAATAGAAAGAAAACTAATAGGCAAAAAACGTAGTATCAGCAAACACTGTGGTGGTGTTCTTGTATTTGAAAGAAAACTACCCAAGAGTTTATTCAACAAAGACAATCAAATATTATTAGACAAACGTGAAGTAGAAGATCTAGAGCACCTTAAAATAGACATACTGGCTAACCGTGGACTAAGCCAACTTATAGAAATAGACCCTGACACACCACTGGAAGCATATCCAGAACAAGACTTTGAGACAAGTCAACTGCTATGCAGAGGCGATGTAATTGGTGTAACACAAGCGGAGTCCCCTGCAATGCGCCGCCTATTCCGTGCAATACAACCTCAATCAAAAGCAGACTGTGTATTTGCTACAGCACTTATACGCCCTGTTGCAACCACTGGCAGACAAAAGGCAAGTTTTTTCCAGGACTGGACAGAGAACAGACTGGAGGACACTATTGTATATGAAGACGATGCTATACGCAAAATAGCCAAACTCATAGGTTGTGACTTGTATGAAGCAGACATGTACAGACGGGCATTTGCTAAAAAAGATGAAGAGCGTGTAATGGAGTTTATGACTCGCATGGGCGAGCATGATGACAAGGAAGCAATTATACAAGAGTTATATGGGCTGGGCAACTTTGGTTTATGTCGTGCTCATGCTGTAAACCTGGGCAGACTTATCTGGGCACTGGCATATCAAAAAGCACACAATCCTATGAAGTTCTGGCAAGCAGCACTCAAACATTGCCAGGGATCATATAAACGCTGGGTGCACAAACAGGAAGCAAAAACAGCAGGCTGGGACCTGCGTGAACTAGGATACGAAAACGGTGTATGTGAATCTCCCGTAACACAATACAAACGCAATGGCTATTGGTCACAGCCAGAGTTTATGCCCAATATGTTTGTACAAGAAACCTATCTGGACCGTGTAAACTTTGCAGGACTAGTAGCAAACGGCCGTGTATTCAAGGGGGAGCAAGGAAGATATGTTACATTTGTTACGCTAGGTGTAGGCAACAGTGAATATGTAGACGTAACTATTAAGAAGCCCTTTGGCTACAGAGACCACGATGTTATTGTAGGATCAGGCAAGATACGAATGACTAACGGCACACGCTATATTGACTGTTGGGAAGCAAAGGGCTATAGACTAGACAAGTATCTTAATGATACTTGTATGCTAGCCCAGTAGTTATTTCATATTCTGCTTCATCAAATCTTAAAACACCCCATTTGTTAATAGAGCTATTAAACAAAAACTGATTTTTAGATTGCCAATCATTGAATCTTTCAACATTGAGATTTCTCTCAGTTACAAATTTTCCAGACACTATATCTGAAAACTCAACACATGGATAATCTTTCCATCCTGAGAATTCAATGAATACATTTTTTGCCATTTCTCTAATTTTGTCAATGTGTTCTAAGTTATCATCTTCAATCCAATTGGGTTCAACACTATAAAACCACCCGTAGTAATACCTTAACCATCTATATAATTTACTGTCACGACCAGTAGTTGTTATAATTAATACTTCTTCAAAGTCATTTAGATTGGGAATAGCACTAGGATGAACATGTGTTCCGTACCATTGGTTAGAGTTTTTATATTTTTTTGAAACTTTATTCCACATGTCAAGGTCTGATATCTTAGTAGATATAGTCGGAGTATCAGTTTGTTTAAAAACATTATGTTCTATATTTGAAATTTTATAACTATCAGACCAAGTGTGCTTATGATTTAGTAAATCACAAATTAATCCGCCACCGGTGTTATTACTGAAACAAACTAGCTTCATTTATTAAGTCTTTCCATTGTTGTTCTCTATCCCAGTAATAGGGTTCCCACTTGCCAAATTTTTCTATAGTATAGTATATGTTTGGGCTAATTAAATCAGGAAAGTTTTGCGTCAACCATCTAGCATGAACCACTGGCTGAGGTTGAGGTTCTTCTCCTCTGTCAGAAAATTGCCTACTCCACTTATCCATTTCTGGCACATGTAGTATGGTTACATTACGAAAGTTTTTATTTTTTAAATCCGTTAGAAGATTTTGATCCCTGGTATGAAGATTTCTATCTGTCTGTGCTGGCATCCTAACACCAATTATTCTACCAAACTCAGGAAGTTGTACTAAAAATCTATCATAAAAGTTATAAGATTTATAAAACAAATCCAGTAGTTCAGGAACGCTAATGCTAACTTCACTATAATTAACTACATCAAACCCACTTGCAGCAATCATCTGGGGCCACATAGGAAAAGCATGACCAGCACCGAATCCATCACTAAATGTGTGTATTTTAGTCACTTTGCTTTAAACTTGCTAACATGTCTTTAAGTTTACTGCTCTGCACATTTGCTGTAATCTTACTTACTTCAGCATCGCCCTCAGCTTCAGGAGTTTTGTCTCCGTTCTTTAGTTGCTCGTAGATTGAACTGCTTTGCTTCTTAAAGTTCTGATAGTCTTCATCTTCGCCAAGGTCTCTAATACGCAAACTTTCAATGTCAAACTCCAGGTCTACCTTTTGGCCAACACCGCTTGAACTTCTAGTTTTCATTAACTGTATCTGATAGCGTCCACGCTCACGCATTGCTCTACTCGTAAAGATACCAAACACATTGTCTGCTGTATTAATCTTACTGATACCACCACTAATATGGCTGTGATCAAACTCAATCTCTTCAACTGCACTTCTGTTCAACTGCGATGCTGTTACAAAGATTGTGTTAAGTTCTCTAGCCAAGTTGCGTAGTTCTTCACTCACATACTTGTCTTTAACAAACAAATCATTGGGACTTACCTTTGCACTAACTGGCATCAACAAGTCCAGATAATCAATAAGCAGGAAGTCAATACGCATGTTCTTTGTAATCTCAAGTTCTTTTAAGTATGCTCTAACATCATTAACTGTGCTCTGTGCTGGCAAATATTTAATCTGCAAGTTGCCTGCTTTTTTGCTAACCATCTTGACTTTCATCTCTACTGTGTCAAGATCCTTGAATATCTCTTTACTGGCAATGTTTGTGAGCATACTATCAATACGCATTGCACTCAGTTCTTCACTAAGTTCCAGTGTCAAATATACACCATTGAGTCCTGCCGTTGCCCAGTTAACAGCCAAGTTCTGCATAAACAAACTCTTACCACTACCACTACCACCTGCAAAAATGTTCAACTCACCTTTGTTCATGCCACCAAACAATTTGCGATCCAGCGCAGGCCAACCTGTGCTTACTTGGCCATTGTTGTCTTTTAACTTCATAAGTCTGCTGCGAGGATCTTCAAAATAGTCTGTGCCCATGTCCTTGGTTAGACTGATCTGCACTGCATCTTTGATTAGTTTTTCTACGGGATCATATGTTCCTTTTTCCAATAAGTCTGCTGCTTTAAGAATAGCACGTTCCAGTTCCTGCCGTTTAGTAAATGATTCAAACTCTTCCAGGAACCAATCGTTGTGCCCTTCTGCCATCTCTGGAATAGGCTTTGCATCTACCTGCGTTACTGCATTTAACTGTTCATATGTAGGCATAGTACTATGCTTAGTAGCATGCTCTTTAATAAACTTTGCTGCATCACGCAAACTACGGTCAAAGTTCTCTGGATTAAAAATGTTCTGCACTCGCACATAATTCTGTGCATCCTGCATCATCATTTCTAAAAACAGTTTTTGTAAATCTGGTGTGTATTCTCTACTCATAAAAATCCTTTAATGTCTGGGCGTCTGGAAACTCGTTTAATCCATAACACTTTAATTCTATTCCACGTTCTCTTAAATTATACTGGATCATTGCTTCATGTACAATATCTCCTGTTAATTTTCCTTTACCATTTTTATATTCATTATATCTGTCCCAATCATTCCATATTTTATCTTGTCCCGTAAACCAGTGATTAACATGCTGCTTATACATTTCATTATCAGTAATAGTACACCCAATTTGGTTTACTATGCTATCTACTACTGTTGGATAACAACTAAACAGTTCTAATGTATCTAT